GATTTAAAAACTCTAACTGTAACTCAGTTCCGCCTTTAGGGTTTTGGTTTTTCATTTTGTTTCTGCATTACTTTCTGAAGAACCTCTAGTCCTTTAGGAGATACTTGAACAGTTACATCCTGCGCAATATCAGGTCCTTCTTTTTTATCTTTATATATTTCACCTGTCTTTGTATTACGCCACGTTGTTATTGTAGTGCAATCTATTTTTGTCAAATTATCCGTTTTCATTCTCTCTGTTTATTAAAGCATAACTTATTAGGCCTTGTATTTTATTACTGCCTGTAGCTGCTTGCACAGTTATAGCATCTCCTGCTTCTAAATTCAAGCCTTGAGGTGAAGCATTTATTTGTGATTTACCAGGCACATCATCTCTAAAAAATTCATATTCAGTATTTGAATCTGATGAATCTACCAAATTCATGTTTACTAAAATAGATGATGACGCATCATTGTTAGCACAATAAACACTTTTAACTATAATTGCCCCAGTAGTAGGACAAGTAAGCACTGTAGCTTTACTTGTATCAACCTGTTTAAAACCTTGATTTTTATATTGTATTGTCATGATAAAAAATAATTAAAAGCATCTTGTTCGTTTTTTAAATCTTCTTGAAAAGCAAAATTTAATTGTTGTTTCATAGTTGTCACAGACTCAATAATTTGTCTTTGATTTTCTACATCATACTCTGGTTTAGGTTCTGGTATATAGTTAGTTAATTTAGCCATTATGCTCTATTTATTTTTCTTAAAGTTTTAGCAAAACGAGCTCTTTGTCCTAACTTGCCTTTTGCTTTAGCTGCTTTATTTAATTTATCTAGAGGTATCTTCTCACCTTTTTTAATATTTAAAGCTTTTCTTAAAGAACCTGGTTTCTTAATTGCTTTTTTAATGTTTAGTCTTTTCGTCATTATCTTCTCCCATCTGGTTGAGCATCCATTCTAAAACTACCGTAACGCCACGTTTGACCTGCCGCATCATTTTCTACTTTTAATGATAGTAATCTTCCTCGTGCTCTAGTATCTACTTTGTCTGTAGTACTGGTTATTGTAAAAGGTCCAAGAGGTGACCCTGTTTGAATATCAGAAGGAAAGTCAGAAATAAACAAAGTTACTTTTGAATTACCAACTAAAAATTTATAGTCAGGCATAAATCTTCTCATTGACATGAATAATTCTCCGTCGTCAATATCAAAATCTCCTGATCTAATAAATGCTGCAATTGCTGTAGTTCCTGAACTGTTGACTTGGTCAGTTCCTATTTCATGAGCATAATATATTGATGCTCCATATTTATTTGTAATACCTGATATTTCATTAAAAGCTGGAGTGCTTGTTGTTTCATAATCTGTTGCATAAGGTAAATTAAATACACCCTGATCTTGATAAGTAGTTCTGTCTAAAGAACTAGTGGTCCAACAATTTTCTTGATAATTATAAGTTACACATCGATCTATTTGTAAAGATCCTGATTTAGGGTAAAACCAATTTACTTCTGTGTATAAAGTATTAGCTGCTGAATAAACTGTAGCAGATGCATCGTAGTTAATTCCTAAGTCGCCGTTACGTGTAGTAAACACAAAATCTTCTACGAGACAAGGCAAAGCTTTTACAGTACCATCGTACATAAAAAATCCACCTTCACCAGACATCCAATAAACAGCACCATTGACATAGGTAGCTGCGTGTTGTGCAATACATCCACAATGAGTTCCTACTTGTCTTACTGAAAAAGTAAATGGAGGTCCGACAAATTGAATGACGTAAGCTGCTGAATCGGTCAATACAAAAACATAATCCTTACCTTGTAAAGCTGCAGTAATTTTATTTCCTGTATCTAATCTAAACGTTCCTGCGGTATTGGTAGCTCTAGGTAAATAAGTATTAAGATCTTCTTGATTAGAAAATCTTACAAACATAGGGTCTTGAGTAAGTGAATTACCAATAGTTGTTTCTGTTCCAAAATGAAATAAATGTCGATCTCTATCTGATACCAAAGTCATTCTTGAAGCAGTTGGATTATTCGTTGTGTTAAAATCAGTTGTAGTTTGAGAAGCTCTTATTGTTCGTGGATTAGTTGCTCCCGCGTTCCACGTAAAAGTTTTACCGTTAAATACTGTTGCAACCAATACTTCTCCAAAATTATCTAAAGACCAATTACCAGGATCTAGAGTTACATTACTTGTTCCTCGTTCCGTTCCCCATGTAGAGTCACCCCACAAGTACGTGCTCCATCCATAACCTTTAGTTTGAAAAGTAGGACCAACTTCAACGTATGGATTAATACTAGCTGATCCTGAAGCAGAGGCAGCGCCAGAAGCATTGACTCTCATTTGAATTGTAAAAGTATCTGCATCAGGCACAGTTAATATTTCAAAAGCTCCTTCAGTAAAATCAGTAGCTACGTATCCTGTAGGAGGAGTAACTGATGTAAACGTTACATATCTTCCAATTTCTAAACCGTGTCCTACTTTGTTTACAGTCACATTATTTTGACTCGAGAAAGTATCAAATGTAGCTCCAGTAATAGCTGTATCTAAAGGGGTGATATCGTAAAAAGCTTCTCCGTAATATAAAAATAAACCTTGAGATGTTCCAATAGCAGTATATCGTTCACCTTTTAAACTAGTAAATGCTAGCTGAGCTCTAGCTGCACCGGGTAAAGTTTCATTGGCTTGTGTAAGTTGTGTCCAACCTCCTATTTTTTCTGGTGCTGTATATCTAAAACGTACAAAGTCGCCATCTACCCATTGTCCTGGAAGAGCTGACGGTACACTTTGTTTATTAAAACCTGCTGCAAATTTGACTTTTTTTAGTGCCATAGTCTCAAATATATAGGGTTTTTAATTTTTTTGGTAGTATTATATTACAATTTTAACTCACTCAAAGTATTATCTGAACCCAGTATTCCTTTATAAAAAGTATTAAAAGCAAGACTTATTCTAGTATCTTGACTTTTTTTAGTATCTACTCGATGAACCACGGATGATGGAAACATTATTAACTGGCCCGTTTTTACAGGAAACCACCACGTATCTGAATTCCAAATATTATATTTATCTATCTCAGGTTTAATTTGTTGATATTCTTTTGGATATGTAAACTTAATACTGTCATTTTTATCATCTGCGTTTAAATAAAATACACCTGATATGATTGAATTTGGATGAGCATGAGGATGGTGACGTTCTCCTTGTTCCATATAATTTATCCAAGATTGAGTTACATATAGCTCAATTTTATGTTTAGGGGATATAATTTTATCTAAATAGTTTTTACAGTTTTTATCTATAAAATTTTTTATACTTTTTAATTCAGGTTTATTTAAAATATAGGTATCTTTTGTAAAAGAGTTAAAGTTTTTATTCGTCTTGTTTTTTTGATTATCAACAAAACTTAATTCTTTTTTTGTAAATGGTCTATTTATTTCTGAAATATAAACAGGAGTTGGAAATAGACTATGTGTATTATACTTCATCCCACGCTGTTGTATCAACATTCCAAACGTGAGTATCTGCATTAACATTTAAATGAGAAGCCTGTGCATACCATTTTTGTTGGTCTTCATCCCATCTAATGTAATAAGGAGCTTGGTCAGGTTGTGTACCTACAACGTTTCCATCCTCTGTTATATCTTGTCCTGCTAAAGGATTAGCATATTCTGTAATTGATGGATAAGCTACTGGAGCTTTCCAAGTAAAGTCTTCATTACTTAAATGCCATGACGCATAAGGCTGTGGTTCTATAAATCTATCTGCAGTTTCTAAATATACAAAAGTTTTTCCAGCAAATACGTTTCTAAAATTATTGTTATAAGATGTTTGTTTCCAAACATTTTCGTTTTCTGCATACATGTGTTTAAACATATTAGCAACATATGTTTCACCATCTACATGCATATCGTTACTACCTAAAGGACCGTTAGAAGTTTGTATGTCGTTTGAAGCTACAATAACTTCCTGTACTGTCCATTCAGGTTCGTTTGTAAATGGATTAGGTTGTTGTTTGATTCTTGCAAAATGTGCCATAATAATTCTCCTTATATAATATTTAAAAATGCGTGTAAATCATTTTTTACCTTTAAAAAACGCCGGTAGACCAAGCATGGGTCGGTCATCAAATATAACAGCATTCTTAGTTTTTTTGTTATAGTGTAAAAATACTTGTGCACAGTCGGCTCCCTTAAAAGGTTTTCTCCAGTGTTCTAAATCACATCCTTTGTATATCAACATATCTCCTGGATTCAAATCTATTTTAACTCCTTTTTTGCCTTCTTTTCCTGTAGGATCTAAATAGATAGGCCAATTTTGACCTCCTAAATTTAAAGTTGTAGATATATCACAGGCCATTCTATCCTTATGTCTTTTTAAAACATCACCTTTCTTATATATTCGTCCATAAGAATAATTAGGGTGTAGTTTTAAACCTGTTTCTTTTTCCATAATGGGTTTAATGTGCTGTAATAAAGTTTCAAATACAGTATCAGAATATATACAAAACGTTTTAGGAACTTGAGTATCACCAAAAGAACCAAATAATTTTTCTTCTGGATTAATGTATCTATGGTGTATTAAAACATGAGTTAAATATCTTCTGTTTAAAAAATAATTAAATAAAAATGTACAAAAATTTTCATCTAAAACTTTTTTTAAAACTTTATATTTATCCTTTTTAAAACTCATTTTATATCTTTATTGTAATAATTTAAATTAACTACTAACCTATTTTTTTCATCTGTGCAAGTGGTTCCTGTATGTTCATAACGTCCGTCAAAAATAACTACTCTATTTTCTCGACTTAATATTTCTCTACCATTTTTAAAAATAGTTTTACCGTTATTAGTATTAACATAATAAATAGCTGTCCACCATTTATGAGTCCAGTCAAAATCAGTATGGTAATCAAATGTTTTAATATTTTTAGTTTGTAATAAAAGATTAGCTTTTATTCTAGCTATTGCAGTAATGTTTAATTTTTTTACTAAAGGATTTAACATATCACAAAAATCAGAGTTTACTCCTCCTGTTTGATAAAATAAATGTGAAAATTGAAATTCATCTTTTTTATTGTTTTCAGTTACACAACTAAAGTACCAAGGAAAATGACCACTGTTCATGGTAACATTTATTTTATTAAAACTTTCCCAATCTAAAAAATGATCATATACAAAAATATCTTTCATTTTTATTTAAAACTATATCCTAAATTCCACACGACTAAAGAATATCTAGTGCCTCGTGTAATGGGTGTAACTCTATGCCAAGTATCTGAAGGAAAAACTATTAAACTTCCTTTACCTCCTATTTCTTTTACTCGATGAGGTTTACATTTTTTTACATCTTGATGATCTCTAAAATCAAATTCAAAATGTCCTCCTTTATAATCTTTGGGGTCAGATAAATTTATAGTCATAGATATTTTTCTAAGTTTATTATGTGTATTTAAATTATTAGGGGTGTCATATGGTAGACTAGTATCTATGTGCCAGTTATAAAATTGTTTGGGTCCGTATATGGTAAACTGAGCGGGTTCTGTCCAATCCCATTGAAAATTCCACTCTGCTTCTTTATTTGCTTGGTGCACAAAAGGTTGAATTTCTCTGTAAAGCCATGCTTCATCTAAAAAAACCACATCAGAATTTCTATATTTTTTTGTATTTATTTGTTTTTTATTTGTTACTTTTCTTACAGTTGCTTTTTTAACTTTGTGTCTTAAACCATACTTAATAACATCATCACAAAATTTATCTGATACAGCTTTTTTAAAATAAAAATATTTATGTTTTAAAATCATTGATGCATCTCCTCTTGCCAAGCTATTCCATTTTCTTGCCAATATACTGGCCAGGTCCAACTTGTCATAGAATATTTAACCCCTGACGTAACGGCAGATACTGTTC